GCTCTTCCGATCTAGTCGTTTCCACCGCGGTGTTTTTACTCAAGGAGACTCCTTGTGTCGGATGAAAATTTCTACTCAAGAGAATTTGCCCGTTAGCTCAGTGTACTTCTTTGCAATCGGCTCTGCGTAGCGGATGAACTCTGTACGCATATCGGATGTCCAGGCTTCAGGCTTGGATCGGTTTAGAAACCACTGACTAACTTTAATCAGCGGAAAGAAGAACGGCTTGCGCTCGCTTGGTACGGATGTCGTGATCGGATCCGGCAGCATCTCTGTCCACAGCATTATCTGACGCAAAGCTGCTGGGTCACCGTCTTGCAGTTTCTTCTGATGCGCTGCCACACGTTCCAACCGTTTGCCTTGCTCATTAGTTAAATTAACCGACTGCAATAAAGCAGACACGTCATCACCTTTAGCTCTTGCACTGGATATGATTGCGCCGGCCTGTGCTGCCAATCCAATCACCTCTCCCATCTGCTCAAGGGTTTCTGTGCGTCTCTTGTTTAGCTTCTTGATTACTTCTTTAAGTTCTTGCATCTGTCCCTGCCTTTCAATAGTGCGGCATTGTTAAATTTAGGAATCTCACGACGCCGCGTGTCGTGGTGCTTCCTTGCCCTAAGATCGTATGACTCGCGGGCCTTCTGACTTTTCTGCGCTCTTACCGGCAAGCCAAGGCGATCAGTTAGACTGAGCACCCGCTTGCTGAACGCCTGCTTGGTAATCTTGTGCTCGCTTGCGAGCTGGGTCATGGACTTGGTTGATCTGTTAAGCACGACCGCTAGCACAGCCTGCTCCAGCGTGTCGGCCATGTTCTGAACTGCCGGATGGTCTGGGGCTTTGGTTATCAGGTAATGGAACACTTGGGTGGTCAAAGCCACTGACGAAGTTGTAACAGTTAGACCAAGCTCACAGAACGCCTCATGGACTAGATCCGCTATCCCATCGATCCGGGTGGATATGTGGGGTGAACCGCATGGGATTCTTTCCAACATTTTCTGATCTATCATTAGGGTCTACCTTCAAGATGTTTCATAGGTTCAGACTTCACCTTCAAGATCCCCCTTAAAGGGGGGATCTTGATGGTGGTACCGTCAACCGAACTTGAAGGTACCTTCAAGTTAATTTGAAGGTTAAAAAGGAGCATTGGTTTTTTCCTCCAAAACATAGGTGCCATTCGTTAGTTTTTTGATGGTTTTTAGCCCCAAAGCTCTTGCGACAATTCGGTAGGCAGTTGAATCCGATATCCCATCAGCTTGCTTCATAACCCATCCCTCAAGGTCTGAACGTGAGCATGGATAGCCCTTAAACATGGACATATCGACATCCTCCGCCTGCGGCCCCGGCTTCTTCTTAACCGCCTCCCCAGCCTCAATCCATGCCATACCATGATCGCTGTGTCTTAGATTGATGTGTGGCTGCACTGAATTTTGCGCCACGATGCCAGTAGAATTGAGATTAGACCGCTTCCCGCGCTTGGTTACCTCAAGGCGATACAGGCGCTTCCCTTCGGCATCCTCGCCACAAGGCGATAGCATTAAGATTGCCCTCGCCCAATTAGTAAGCTCGCTAGACCCAAATCCGCTATAAGCCTTGTCGTGCCCTTGGTATCCGTTCCCTTCTTTAACTGGTTTTCCGGTGTGATGGATTAACTGCCAAGCAAACCCGGCAGACATGGCAAGCGGGTTAAGCAAATTACGCAAAAAGCCACCTGCCGTCTCTTGGTTGCTTAAATCGCCGCCTATGAAGGCCAACAGCGGATCTGCCCAAAATAGATCAGGACGATGCTTTTCAGCCAACCTGCGAGCCCGATCCACGAAGGCCGGCCCCGTGCTGCTACAATCGCGAACAATAACCACGTTCTTTTTCACCATCTCTAGCTCTTTTGGACTAAGCTCCATGGCCTTAACAATCCCCTGCACAGCCTCTGCCACGTCCCCTTCGTCGTTCTCAGCTTGGACGATCAGCGATTTTAACCCTTCGCCTTTTGGATCAATACCAAAGAACGAGCGCCCAATCGCCCAAGTGATGGCTGCCTGCAAGCAAAGCACGCTCTTGCCCAGCCCACTGGATCCAACCCAAAGTGCCGATCCGCCCCGGCAGATCCATCGCTTGCCCAGCAACGTGGTGGGATCGTCGGTCTCCTTAAAAGCCAGCAATCTGTCCCAATCGCATGCCTCTGGGATATCCCCGTAAATCACCTTCTCTTTCCATTGCATGAACGTAATCGCCGGATTGCCACACTCCACCAGCTCCTGCTGTTGCCCAGTGGCCGTTCGCATCGCTCCTGGCAACCTAGACAAACGCCCTGCATCCTTGTTGGCCGGATCCGGCTTGGAGTGTTCTAGGTGTTTGTAAATGAACTCAACCCGATCCTTGAACTCCTGCTCCCCGGACGCATCTACAGTCACCCAAGCGTGCAGACTACGTGCACCGCTCTTGATAATGGCCTTGGTTGGCAGGCCGGAGCGCTTAATGATCGCCCACTGCTCGGCAATGGTGCTTTCATCAAACTCAATCAGGGCATGTTTAAATTTTACAATGTTTTCCGCCTTCCGCCCCTTGCGGTTGTTCGGGTTAATCGACACATACACGCCCACCGCATCCCCCTGCCATTCCTTCAACCCGTCGCCCTTGAATAGCTCCAGCCATTCCTCACGGGTACGATTCTCACCGGCTCCATCCGGGCGCTCGCGGTCGCCGTCGCTAATGGACCGGCAGATGTTGATGTAATCGCCTACTTCAAAGGCTGTCGTTAGGAATTTCTCCACCGGCCCATTTTCAACGCTGATGGGCATCGTCGGGATATGCGTCTCCTTAACAATGGTCAGCCCCTGCATCTTATAGGCTGACTTAGGCCTCCATGGCTCCCTGGCTGGCTTGCTGTAGGCGCTCTTGACGGCCGCCACCGCTTCCCGCTGCGTAATCCCCACCTTCATGCCCCACGCCTCCGCCTCTGTTTCCGCATCAAACTGCTGCATGCCCTGATCCCGCATCTGGCAGCACAGCTTAAAGAGTTGCGTGTTGCGCTCCCCTTCCGGCGCCCCGTTGTGGTATATGGCCTCGACGGCCGGCGGTAGGACGGGGATCACTTCTTGGACTCCATGTCGCGTTTTTGGTAGCGCTTGGCTCGTTTCAACAGCTCCCGGGAAATCGTCAGCGCCAGATCCAACCGAGTCCCGGCGGCCTTGTACTGCTCAGCGACCAGATTGCGTTTGGCGCGTTCCAAGATTTCGACCAACCATGTGGTGCGTTTTACGGACATTTTAATTTTTCGCCTTTTGATATATTCTGCTAATTTCTTCCCTAACAATTTTTCTTGGAACGCACACGCCAACAGTTGTGTATTGCGAGCAATCCCCAACATTTAATATGTTTTTAATCGGATATGTTGATTTCCAGACATCGCCTTTGCGTTCCCAAGCATTTTTCAGCAAAGGGAAAGGTAGCAATTCCACAGTCTCATTTTGAATGCAAATGTATGATACGTAATCGCAGATTTGATCCTTAGCTATCCAACCTGGACTTAGCTTCTCTATTGAACTCCAATACTCTAAAAAGAAATCATCATAATAGAGTCTTCGTATTTTTTCTTCTATAAAGTAGTTTCTGTTTGCAGTTTTGACTTTTACATCTGCTCCAAGTAATTGTGTTTTTTTATCTCTAATTACTTCACATGTTCCACCAAAGACTTTTCTATATAATCTGTCGGCGTAATTATTATAAGAATTTGCAAATTTTAGACTATCTTGAAAATTATGAGTGCTCATACTTCATTACCCCATGCCGCCCAATTCTTACGCGGCGACCGGCAATACATTTCTAGTTTTGACTTATGGGCAAATGCTTTTTCAATCCACTCATAAACACATGCAGGCTTAGCGCTGTGCTTTGACCTTTTTTCCCTAAATACACTTGAAACCCTAAAGTCTTGAGGCGTCGCTCCTGGATTTCCTTTAGTTCCAACCAACAATAATTCGTGTTGACCCCTAAACCAATAGCCCATTCCAATAATTTCCTTATCCCAGATTGCGTGAGTTTTATATTCAAACCCCCAGGCCTCCATGACTTGCATCGCTTCTTTTAATTTTGGAGATGTAGCCCAAAGAAAAAGAATCGAGTCACTGGATGTATTTGGGCGATGAGATTCAATTTGTTCAATTGTCGCCGTCAAATAGTGATTCTCAATTTTCCTGTTATCGGCTTCTTGGTGATCGTACCGCCATGGTGGATCAGCCAAAACAATATCAAATGGGCCAACTTCTTTTGACTTTATTTGCCCAATGGATTCTATCTTTTGTTTGTATTTCTCAACTTTTACTTGTCTCAAAGCTTCCGACATGCTCATAACCCCATCCTTAAGCTGCTGAAGTTCTTTTTTAGGCAACTTGGCAAGCTGCCTCACCATCTTTGCTTCATTTTTGTCTATGCCTAATTCTAAAAGTGTTGCGGGCGGGGTGTTTTTTACCCCGCCCGTATCAAAGGTGCCACGAACGCCTTGATTTTTAGGTGATTCAGCCCAAATTTCACCCAATCTTCTCATGGCTTCAATTTTTATGCTATTGGCGTACCCTATGGCCTCCTGCCCAAGTTGCTGTCGTTTGGCGTAAATTTTGGCAGCCGCGGCCACGTCCATAATCTTTTTCACTTCCTGGATGGATTTTGCTTCTACAAGCATCTCGCTTGCTTTGCTTAGTCGTTCAATCACTGAGTCTTTAATTGCAATTTGTTGTAACATTTTATTCCTTTTTGTTTGTTGTTTGACTACCACTGCCCCATTCCCCACCGCATCCGGTTGTTCCGGGCGATGATGACCTGCTGGGCGTACTGCGCAGGCGTATAGGTTCCAATGACGCGGGCGGAGAACATGAAAAGAAGTTGAGCGAGGGTCATTTAATTATCCTTTCCCATTGCTTCCCAGTAAGCCGCTGCAAGTTCAGGATCTAACGTGTCGTCTGGGTCATCTTCACGTGTTTCTATTTCGGTTTCCTCACGCGCCAGCTCTTCTTCGATTTCTTCTTGTCCACAAGTGCAAATCTGCGAATCAATATGTATGACGCAATTTAAGCTATGCCTAGGATAGCGCTTTAGTTTTTCTAATTGAACAAGGCATTCAGACAATAGACTCATTTTTTAATCCCCGTTTCTTGCTTGTTTAAATATTTCTCCCATTCCAACCTTGCGGCCTCCGCTTCCTCATCAGTGGAAAACGGCCCCCAACCGCACTTGGGCCAGCCGGCGTGCATGTAAAAGCGTTCGCCCATCGGATAACCCGCATCTGTAAAAAGCCGGCGGCCTATGATTTTTAACTTCACAACACCGCCTCCGGCAGCGGCCCCGTGATCTTCCACACGTAATTGCTGCGGTCGTACTCCAGCGGGTATCCAAAGAAATCCCGCAGCAAATCCATGTCCCGGCTGACGGTCTTGTAAGAACACTCAAGCTCAGCGCCCAGCTTGTGGTGGCTAGGTAGGCACAAGTCGTGCCGCAGCTTGGTTGCGATGACGCCCAGGCGCCGCAACGTTGGCCTGGTATCACCATTCCTCAGTGCCCGCTTGCGCCGGCTCATGATCGTGGCCTTGGCTGTTCTCACCTACTCACCTCCACCGTTGCCACCTTGGGCAACCGCATTGCGTTGAACTGCGCCTCACTGGCGGCAAACACGTCCACCACCGGCATCCGGCCCTTGCTCGCCTTCTTGCTCTTTACGGCCGTGCCTGTATCCACAGCCACCCACTCCCGCTTTCCACCCATCACTCGGATCTTGCTCCACAGCGGAATGATGTCGGGATCCACCGCACAATGGCGGCCGGCACGTAGCCTGGTTCCGGTGCTCGATTGATAGCGGGTGCTCCACTCATCCTCGCCGGGCCAATAGCCGGTGATCCGCACCTTCATCCGCTTGGCTTCTTTCACCGGCCGCATGTCGATCATGACGTTGGCGGCCTTGCCGGACGTGATGCCAAGGATCGCGGCGATGTAACACAACGATCTCACAATCCCTCCCTCATGCGATCGATCAGGTCATTCTCGCGAGCTTCACTTGCGGCCAATGCGGCACGTGCTTCCGCCAGTTGCCGAGCAAGCGAACGAACGCGATCCAACAACTGCTGGTAGGTAGATTGCTCCGCTAGAATCTCAATCATTCTGCACCGCCCTCGGGTCGTACTTTTTCTCTGCCCGCCAGATCACACAGATGGCTTGGAATACCTCAAACGCCGCCTCCACCTCCTCCGGACTCCACTCCTTTTCGCTGATGGCGCCGGTGGCCGGATCGATGTAGACGTTACGGCACCAGGTGGGCTCCTCAAAGTGGGCGAAGCAGTAAGCGGATAGCTGGTAGAGATCGGTGCTGTAGCTATCGGCCTTGTCGTCTCCGGTTTTGCCTTTCTTAAACTTCCGGGTTTTGAAATCGATCACCTCTACCCGTGGGCCGTCTGTAGCCACAATCTCAGCAATCAGATCCACCCGGCCGGCATAGCCCACATCCTCATTCACCAGCACCTGCTCGGCGGCGTGCGTCTTGTGCACCTTCTTGAACCAAGCCGTCAGATTGTCCCAATGCGGATCAAACCCAGCTCGCAAGTCGGCTGGCTTAGGCCCATCTACGCCAATGATCTCTGCCAAGGTGTGGACGTACGTGCCACGATCTGCGGCCGCTTCCAGCTCTCCCTTGCTGGCAAGCACCACCCGCCTTGCAAAGTCCGGATCCGCCTCACCTTCGACTCTTGGCAGCGTCAAGGATTGCAGAATGGCGGTCTCTTGCTTCCAGTTATCCAGCCCCGGCTTGGCCAAAATACCAAGGGCGTTGGTAACGCTGGGGAACGCTCCGACTTTTCGAGCGTCCCGCAGGTTGCCGTGCACCGGCTCACCCGTGCTGGTGTAGTAGTGGGAATTTTCTGACTGAGCGGTAGCAATTAGCTGTGGCATATTATTTGGTCTTTCGCTTCTCTTCTTTTGGTTGTCGTTTTGTTACCACCGGCGCCCCACGTTTCTGGCCGTAGCCATCACGCCAGGTGCGGTT